GGCCAAGGTCGCTGCGAAGGAAGCTGCCAAGGCTGCGAAAGAAGCCGAAAAAGCTGCCAAGGAACAAGCCAAGGCTGACGCCAAAGCTGCCAAGGAAGCGAACCGCCAGCCCGAGCAGAACGGCATCCGCCGTCCCGGCCCGGAAGGTCTGTGCGGCCAAGTGTGGGGCCTGGCTGACCGCCTGTCCCAAGAACTGGGCCAAGCTGTGCCGATCGCCAACCTGCTGGAAGCTGGTGTCGCTGCCGGTCTCAACCCGAGCAACATCCGCACCGAATACGCCCGCTGGAAGAAGTTCCACGGTTTGAGCGGTCGCATTACCCTTCCGGCTGCTGCCGAGTAAGGTTCCGCGGTACAATACCGCACCGCCCACCCTGTGCCATGCAGGGTGGGCCCCTTACCTCCCAGGCTCAGGCCTGTAACCTATGGGAACAACATGAACATCCAGCTCATTGAGAAGCGCCGCGAGAGCGACGGTTCTACCATCGAAGTCCATTCCGTCTTCAATACCATCCAGGGCGAAGGTCCATTCACTGGACATGCCGCTGTCTTCATTCGACTCGCTGGCTGTAATCTGCAATGCCCCGCCTGCGATACCGACTACACCACCGATCGCTGGAACTCCACACCGTTCGCGCTGCTGCAATTCGTGCAGGAGATGCGCGGGGCTCCTTCGCTTGTGGTCATCACGGGAGGCGAACCCTTCCGCCAGAACATCCATCCGCTCGTTGAGCTGCTCCTTGCAGAAGGTTACACGGTGCAGATTGAAACGAACGGAACTCTGCCCCCGCCCACCGTAGGCTTCGCTGAAATGTGTTCGCTCGATACTAACGAGCGGAACCGTTGCTTCGTTGTATGCAGCCCCAAAGCAGGTCGCGTCAATACCATCACCGCATCGCTCGCGTGTGCGTACAAATACGTGATGGCACATGACAGCGTTGATGCTGACGGGCTTCCCTTGCTTGCGCTTGACCACAGTGCGTCACCTCGGGTCGCTCGACCGCACGAAGGATTCAAAGGCGTCATCTACCTGCAACCCTGCGACGACAAGGACGACGTCGTTAATCAGGCGAACTTGCAAGCGTGCGTGAATTCGGTGATGCTGCACCCTTACGTCTTGCAACTGCAAATCCATAAAATTATTGACGTGGAGTGATTATGTGTTCGATAGTTGGCGCACTGGTGCGGCGCATTGATACGCACCAAAAGATCCAGGCAGTGAATGACATCCTGGAACACATCTGGCAGACCAGCCATGAGCGCGGACGCGATGGACGCGGGTTCGTTATCAACTCCAGTGCTGAGAGTGAGCTGCTGGCGTACCGTGAAGTCACCCGAAGTCACGGTCGTGCAGCGCGTGCCCCTGCATTGCACAAGGTCTGCCGATCTGCTGCTGTTGTAGGCAACCTTCGCGCCGAACCGACGACCGAGTTCGTTCGCGAGAAGCGTCTGTCTGATCAGCAGCCTTACACCTCCGGAAATTGGTCGATTGCTCATAACGGGACGATTGCCAACGACAAGGGCCTTCGAACGCACGATCTTCCCACCAGTATTGACAGCGCAGCGATCGCCGAGCAGCTCGCGAATGTGCATGGCACACTGGAGGACTTTGCGGAAGTAATTGGCAGACTCCGCGGCAGCTATGCGATCCTGGCGACACACAGTGACCACACTGACAAGCTGTTCGTCGCCGCGAACTATCGCCCGGTCTGGTACATCGAGACGCCCTACGGTGTGTTCTTCGCAAGCTCGCGGGATTACCTGCCGCAGGAATACCCGTCGCGCATGTTGAAGCCCTACACCGCAGCACTGTTCGACACGCATGGCTTCCGCAAGGAAGTGAGCCTGTATCGCGACACGGTGCAAGGTGAGCGGGCGCTGGTCGTGTGCAGCGGTGGCCTGGACAGTGTGGTCAGCGCAACCTATGCCCAGCGCGAACTTGGCATGAACGTTCATCTGATTCACTTCCTGTACGGTAGCAGGGCTGAAGGTCCGGAAGTGCAAGCCATCAAAGCGGTCGCTGAATACCTTGGCGCCGAGCTCACCCTGTTCCCGCTGAACGTCTATTCGAAGGGTGACTCACCGTTGCTCGACCCTGACAGCAAGGTGGCTGGCGGTGAAGCTGGTGCGGAGTTCGCTCATGAATGGGTTCCTGCCCGGAACTTGTTGCTGCTGTCTGTTGCTACTGCATTCGCGGAAGCACGCGGAATTGACACCATCGTTCTCGGTAACAACCTTGAGGAAGCTGGTGCATACCCTGACAACGAACCCGAGTTCATTTCCCGCTTCAATGACATGCTGCCTTTCGCAGTTGGTGACGGAAAGCGGATGCGGGTTATTATGCCCGTTGGCAACCTTATGAAGCATGAGATTGTCGAACTTGGAAACCGTATCGGCGCCCCCATGCACTTGACCTGGAGTTGCTACCGGGCCGGTGAGTTGCACTGCGGAACGTGTGGCCCCTGCTACATGAGACGCAAGGCGTTTGAGATTAACAACATTCCCGAAGTCATTTCTTACAAGGACGAACAATGAAACGAACTGCAGAACGCTACCACGACATCAGCACAGGGCACCGCGTCGTCGGGCACGAGAACAAGTGCCGACACCTCCACGGTCACAACTACCGGATCCACTTCGTGTGTGAAGCTGCGGAACTGGACACCGTCGGGCGCGTCATTGACTTCGGTGTCATCAAAGAGAAGCTGTGCATGTGGGTCGAGAACCATTGGGATCACAAGTTCCTGGCATGGGAGCACGATCCGGTGATGCAGCTTGCGTGCGACCACATGCGCGAGGACGAGTTCTTTGGCCCGTCCGTCGTGTTCGTTCCGTTCAACCCGACTGCTGAAAACATGGCCCAGCACTTGGTCGAAGTAATTGGCCCGCAGCAACTCGCTGGCACTGGTGTGACGCTGGTGTCTGTCCGTATCGAAGAAACTGCCAAGTGCAGCGCATCATTCCACGCTTAAAGGAGCATCCCATGCAAATGAAACTCACTCACGATCAAGTAGGCGGCCTTGTGGGCCGTTTGGCGGTCGCGCTCAACACCTATGCCAACCAGCAAGCGATCAGCGTGCTGCGGGCCTACCCTGTGCCGCGTGGGGGTGTTCCCGTCGCATACGCTCTGCAAAGCATGGTCCCGATGTTGCTGGTCGAGGCCCCTTCTGAAGCGGACGTCTTCATTGACGACCTGATTGACAGCGGTTCGACTTGCGAACGCTACTGCGACGAGCATCCGGGAGTCCCGTTCTTCGCGCTGCTGGACAAGCGCACCGACGAACAATTCAAGGATCAGTGGATCGTGTTTCCTTGGGAAGTCACCGACGATGGTGCGGATGCAAGCGGAAACGACATCATTGTTCGACTGCTGCAACTGGTTGGCGAGAACGCTGACCGCGAAGGTCTCCAGGAGACGCCTGCTCGTGTGGTCAAAGCGTGGCGCCACTGGTGCAGCGGATATGGCAAGGATCCCGCCAAGCTGCTCAAGGTGTTTGAAGACGGGGGCGAGACTTATGACCAGATGGTCCTCGTGAAAGACATTCCCATCTATTCGCACTGCGAACATCATCTCGCAGCCATTATTGGCACCGCCAGCATCGCGTACATCCCGAACGGCAAGATTGTCGGTCTGAGCAAGCTGTCCAGGCTGGCTGATATGTTCGCTCGCCGCTTGCAAGTGCAGGAACGACTCACCGACCAGATTGCTGACGCGCTGTTCAAGCATCTCGAACCGAAGGGCGTTGGCGTGCTGATTAAGGCCCGCCACCTGTGCATGGAATCGCGAGGGATTTGTCAGCAGGGTCACCACACTGTGACAACCGCTCTCCGCGGCGTCATCAAGGACGAACCGGAAACTCGCGCTGAGTTTCTGCGTCTTTGCGACTAATCCATAGTTCGACAGCAATCGGGCTGCAAGGCGCTACAGGCGACGATCGACTTGTTCAATACAAGTACGAGGACGACAAGTCGATCGTCGAAAGACTTATAAATCAAGTAGTTACGTCCGCCTGGCGCTGGTAAAATACAGCCATGCGAAAGGAGGAATAATGCACATTTTTATGGCTGCGCTTTACACAAACGGCTATCGGCAAGGCCAGAACCGTTTTGTGAAACTCAACGACCACGAACGAAACCTAGTTCAGGCCGTTCCCAATGTGCTCGAGAGTTACCATTACATTGGATCCCAAAGATTTCTCGATCAGATGCGAGCAGACAATGCGAAAGTCTTTCTCGACTCAGGTGCGTTCTCTGCTTACACATTGGGCGTCGATATTGACCTGCCCACCTATTGCGACTATATCAAACGGAACATGGACCTCTGGCGGGTTGAGGACGGTGTCGTCATGGCGTCCGTGCTGGACGGCATTGGTGACCCGCTGAAAACGTACCAGAACCAGATCCACATGGAGCAACTTGGCGCGAAGCCTCTCCCCTGCTTCCACGCGGGTGAGGATGAACGATATCTCGAATACTACGTCCAGAACTACGAATACATCACGCTCGGCGGCATGGTGGGCAGCTCAACGAAGCAGCTTTGCATCTGGTTGGACCGCATGTGGGAGCGTTACCTTACAGACGGCAGCGGTCGCCCGCGGTTGAAGGTGCATGGCTTCGGTATCACTGCGATCCCAATCATGGAGCGATATCCATGGTACAGCGTGGATTCGTCCTCCTGGATTCAGTCTGCTGCATTCGGCAGCATCATCACCCCTGATTGGGGCCCGCTGTCCGTGTCGGAGAAGTCCCCTGCAAGGCACGACGCGGGACAGCACGCAACGACGCTGACCGCTATTGAGCAGGACTACGTCTTGCAGATGCTGGAGAAGCAGGGTTTCACATACGAGCGATTATCAAGTGTCTATGAATCGCGTGCCGCGTATAATCTATGGGCGTTCGGGGTAATTAACGAAATGATGAACGCTCAGAACAACTACGAACAATTCACGCATCGCGTGCAGGAGCTCTTCTAATGCTTACAGAACTGAAATTCGTCCAGGGTGCGGTCTCAAAGAAGGACTTCGTTCCAGCCCTGACACACTTTGTGATCGAGGGTGGAACAGTCCGCGGATATAACGGAATGCTGGGCTTGTGCAGCCCGATCCCGTTTGACATCGAGTGCAAGCCCAAAGCGGAGTCCCTTGTCAAAGCGATTGCGAACTGCACCGAGACCGTCCAGCTCGCAATGACAGCAGCGGGACGTCTGTCGGTTAAGAGCGGTAAGTTCAAAGCGTTCGTCGATTGCTTACCAGATGCAAGCACACCGCACGTTCAACCCGAGGGTGAGCATGTGGTCATCGACGGTGCAGCAATGCTCCAGGCCATAAAGGTCGTGGCGCCGTTCATTGGTGACGATGCTTCGCGCCCATGGTCGAATGGTGTGCTTCTGCTGGGCCAGAGCGCATTCGCTACCAATAACATCACCCTCGTTGAATATTGGACAGGTTCCACGGTTCCCCGCCCGCTCAACATACCGCGGGCAGCGATCAAGGAGCTGCTCCGCATTGACGAAGCGCCTGAAGCTGTGCAACTGACTGACACTTCTATCACTTTCCACTTCAGCGGGAAACGATGGTTGAGGACGCAACTGTTCGAAACCAAGTGGCCCGACCTCACCAAAGTGCTCAACCGCGAAAGCAACCCGAAGCCGCTGGACGACCGCTTGTTCGAAGCGTTGAAGACACTGAAGCCCTTCACGGACAAGACTGGTCGCATTCTGTTCCGTGGGGCGGGTAAAATAGCAACCCATGACGACGAAACCGAAGGGGCTGGCTATGAGATCGAAGGGTTTGACCACACTGGCGTCTATCAGATTGACATGCTGAACCTGCTCAACGGCAATGCGAACTCCATCGACTGGTCTGCATACCCGTCACCCTGTATGTTCTTTGGCGACCGCTTGCGCGGCGCGATTGTGGGGATGCGTCAGTAATGAAACCATGCAAGCGAGGGCACACGCTGGGCCGTGACAAGGACGGGCACTGCATCGAGTGCAGGCGTGCAAGCATCACCAAGTCTTACCAGAAAGCATCCGAGGAATCCAAAGCTGTAAAGCGAGCGGCCACGAGAGCCTGGGAAGCACGCAATCCAGAACTGGCAAGAGCGTACAGGCGCAACTCGGATATCATTCGCAAGAAACGATTCGGAAGTCCGTTGTCAAAAGCTCACAGCAAAGAGCTCACCGTCATCTATGCACAGTGCCCGGAAGGACACCATGTTGATCATATAGTTCCTTTGAACGGTGCAACTGTTTCCGGTCTGCATGTACCTTGGAATCTGCAATACTTGCCAGCTCTAGAGAATTTAAGGAAGGGGAACAAGTATGGCGAGGTCTGACGCTATCGGATTCTTCTGGGAAGATCGCCCAGCAGTAAAGCCTCCGAAGGCAGAGAAGCCGAAACGCACACCTCCTGAGCGCACTTGGGAGCGCCCTGACTACCTGCCGGGCTTGCAGGAAGCGATGGAATTCCGGGTGTCGCAGTTTGAGGACTGGGAACTTGCGATCGCTGCTGCAAAGCGCGAACGTCTGGTGTTCGACATCGAGTGTTATGAGAACTATTTCCTGATCGCTTTCACCTCGCTTGCCAGCGGGAAGGTCATCTACTTCGAGCGCACACCGAACCACGACTTCAACGCGGATAAGCTGCGCTGGATCATCAATACGTTCTGCCTCGTGAGCTTCAATGGTATCAACTACGACATGCCGATCCTGGCGCTTGCGTTAGCAGGTAAGAGCACGTCTCAGCTGAAGTACGCAACGAACGAGATCATTGTGAATGGTTCGCGTCCATCTGACGTGCTACGGACGTTCAAGGTTAAGAAGCTGAACACGAACCACATTGACCTGATCGAAGTTGCGCCGCTGCGGGCAAGCCTTAAGATCTACGGCGGACGGTTGCACGCTCCGCGAATGCAGGACCTACCCTTCAACCCCGAAGTCATTCTGTCACCGCAGCAGATGGCGATCGTGCGCTGGTATTGCGTCAATGACTTGACGAACACCGCCATTCTGCACGAGTCGCTCAAAGAGCAGATTGACCTTCGCGAGTCCATGGGTAACGAGTACAAGATGGATCTGCGTAGCAAGTCCGATGCCCAGATTGCGGAAGCAGTCATTGCAGAAGAGATCGAGCGTCTTAACGGGTGCAGGGCCCAGCGCCCGGTGATCGAGCCCGGGACGCGGTACAAGTACAAGATCCCGCACTTCATCAAGTACCAGTCGGGGCTCATGAATTGGGCGCTGGACATTGTTCGCAATGCCAACTTCATTGTGAGTGAAGATGGAAACGTCGGTATGCCGGAAGAGCTCAAAGCTCTGCGCCTGGAGATTGCGGGTGGAGTGTATCGTATGGGCATTGGCGGTCTGCACAGCTCCGAGCAGTGCGCCGCGCACTATGCGGACGCCAACACGCTGCTCATTGACCGCGACGTGACGTCTTATTACCCATATATCATTCTGAACCAAGGGCTCTATCCGCAGCACTTGGGGCCCAACTTCCTGAAGGTATATCGCACGCTAGTCGATCGTCGTATTGCTGCAAAGCATCGCGGCGACAAGGTAATCGCTGACTCACTCAAGATTACCATCAACGGATCATTCGGCAAGCTGGGCAGCAGGTACTCCGTTCTCTACGCTCCCGACCTGCTAATCCAAGTGACGGTGACGGGTCAGCTGTCCTTGCTGATGCTGATCGAGCGCCTGGAGCTTACTGGAATCCATGTGGTCAGCGCCAACACGGACGGCATCGTTATCAAGTGCCCCACAGCACGCCAAGCAGAATGCGACGCGATTGTGAAACAATGGGAAACCGACACAGGGTTCGAAACTGAGGACACGCAATACCTCGCAGTCTTCAGCCGCGACGTGAATAACTACATTGCAGTCAAGAAGAAGTTCGACAAGAAGACGAAACAGTGGCTCTACGAGGTTGATGGTTGCAAGACGAAAGGCGCCTATGCAAGCCCTGAGAAGTCGTCCGACCGATTGCACAAGAACCCGACGAACGAAATCTGTGTCGATGCTGTGCTGGCGCTGCTCACCAAGGGCACGCCCATAATGACCACAGTGCGCTCTTGCACCGACATCCGGAAGTTCGTGTCCGTGCGTACCGTGTCGGGCGGCGCAGTGAAGGACGGTGTGTTCCTGGGCAAGTCTATCCGCTGGTACTATGCAGCAGGAGAGCAGGGTGAGATCGTGTATGCCAAGAACGGGAACAAGGTTCCACGATCCGAAGGTGCAAAGCCCGTGATGGACATTCCAGCAGCGTTCCCGCAGGATGTCGATTATGAATGGTACGAGCGCGAAGCAGAGCGGATGCTGTACGACATTGGCTACCTGCAAAAATCACTCGAACAAGAATAATTTGCATAGGTCTAGATTTATCCTATACTGCAAGCACATCAACTGCACTTAGGAGAACGAAATGGCCCGCCTCTTCAAACTGGAACCGAACAAGACGTATGCAACCGAAGCCAACGCTGTGAAGGCTGTCGAGAAGAAATTCCCAGAAGCGAACAACGACGGTCTAACCTACTTCTTGCAGCGCACAGAAGACGGACGCTTCTTCCCCGTCTTTGTCGGTGGGCGTGCGCTCCAGGCAATGGTGCATTTCCACTTCCACGTCGTTGCATAAGGAGAACAATATGTCTATCGAGAACAAGGTACTGGAGCGCGTCAAGAAGATGATCGCGCTGGGCAATGATGCAGCAGCGACCGAAGCAGAGCGGGAGACCGCTTTGCGGATGGCCTACAACCTGCTGGCGAAGTACAATCTGTCGATGAGCGACCTGCCTGAAGACGAATCGCACGAAGCACGTGAGCGTCAGGATGTGGTCATCAGCGCAGACAAGTGGGCCCGCAGCCTTGCTCAGTCCGTCGGCAAGCTGTTCTTCTGCAAATACTTCTACAGCGGCACAGGTACGTCCGGGAAGGACAAGCATTGCTTCGTCGGGCGTCAAAGTAACGTGATGACTGCTCGCTACATGGCCGAGTTCCTAATCAAGTCTGTCAAGCGCGAAGCGACGACCCGTTACAAGTCCCCGACGACCCCGCAAGGCCGTTCGTTCTGCGTCGGAACGGTGGATAGCATCCGCAAGCGCGTTGAGCAGATGCTCAAGTCCGACACCGAGAGCACCCCTGGCACTGCGCTGGTGTTGGTGAGCCTGCATGAGCGCGAAGCTGACGCGAATGAGAAGTGGCTGAACGGGACTGGTGTGTCGCTGACCACATCCAAGCCTCGCGCCGACAATGCGCTTCGAGCTGGTGCGTTCTACGAGGGTCGCGAGTACGGAAAGACCGTGTCGCTCAACCAGCAAGTAGGCAGCAGCACCGGCAATTTTAAGCGACTGCAATAGCAGCCAATACACATACACCGGCGAGGCTGCAATCGCGGCCCCTGCCGGCCCTGTGCAACCCGCAACCAGTGAAAAAGGAGTACCACATGCACCGCACCAGCATCTTAAAAGACAATTTCTACACCATCTGCGCTATCCTGGCGGGGCTCATTCTGTTTGGACTGGTGGGCACCATGGACGCCGAAGATGAGCAGGCGCAGCTTGAGCATTATTGCGAAATGGTGAAGCTGAACAAGAAAGACCCGTCCGTGGGCTGGCCGGATTACGATGGCATCTACGACACCGCTTGCGTCAAATAAAAAGGGCGCCACGCATGTCCCACGTGACGCCCCGCCCCGCAGAGCGAAGTTATTTCTTGCGGAACTTGTCCAGCGAGCGGAAGCCAAGGTAGGCTGCTGCCGGTGCAAGCAAGATCATCGCAAGATCCCAATTCGCTCCGCCTGCAAACACCTTGGCGGAATTGAGCCCTTCGAAGACAAGGATATAGGCCATTGTGGCGTACCAGCTTTGACGGGCCATCATAGGGCGCGTGTGGCGGACGTATTCATCTTCCGCATTGTCACCGCCGCGGATGGTGAGCTGCTGTTGCTCGTGTGCAGCTTGCTCGTCCTTGAGGCGCATCTCTTCCATCGTGCGAATGTGCTCGCGGATGCTGGCTTCCTCCTGGACAGCGAGTTCTCGCAGCTTCAGCACCGTCGCAGGGTCGCCCTGCAAGGCTGCAAGGGCCTTCGCGGGGTCATTGGTGCCAGTAGCACTGCCAACCAGCGCAACGCCGGCAGCAACGGCCCCAGGCACGTTCCCCGTCAGCAAGCTGCCCACCAGTGCAGCTCCGGTGCCCGCATTGTCTTTCAGCCAACTACCTACGTCTGACCAGTTCATAGCAACTCCTAAGCAAGTTCAAAGTGAGGGGAATCGGTTTCACCGCGTTCGCGAGCAATACCGTCTTGATCCCAATCCGCGCCCCAGCGAATAGGAATGCCGAGCTCTTTTGACGCCTGCATCATCGCTGCTGCAATGGCGTCAAACTTAGACAAGGTTTTCCAGTCAATGGGGTACGGTGCGAGATCCACAGCACGACCAAGACCGTCAGCAGCAGGAAGGTGGCGCGAGTTCAAAGTCCAGGTGACAATGTCGCCTGGCTTGGTGCGCCCTTGAGCGTAGAGCTCTTTCTGTTCTGCAAGCGTGCGGACCCCGCAAAGAACCGTGAAGTCCTGTGTGGTCACCTCAATAGCACGAGTGACCACAGCAACGAGATTCGGATGCAGCCCCTCGAGCTTCTTGCGTGACGCGGGTCCGAGCTTATAAGGCATATCAGCCTCCGTGTGTGATCTTGGAGACAATACCCGCCCACAGTGCAGCAAGTGCTCCGACTGCAATGGCGCCTATGATCGCGAGCATTCCTTTGTCAGCGGCGCGGCGCATGGATGCTCCGAAGCGCAAGTTCTCACGAAACTGTTCCACCTCTTTGGGCACCTCGATATCAACCCCGAGGATCGCAAATACTTTTTTCACCGCTTCATCTGCCGCTTCTTTGACGTGCGGGCAGTATTGTGGCGGGAGGGTGCATTGGTGTTTTTCTTCGGGCATTACGAACTCCGCTATTAACAATGATTTCCAGATGGGTCAAAGACGTCCAATAGGTGATTACAAATCCAGTCGGCAATGGTGAAGCGCCACCCTTTTCCGGATGCCACATACCGCTGAAGCCTAGCTGTCACCAGTAGCTCACGCGGAGGCTCCATGAACACCAATGACGCGACGGTGAGGTTGGCAATCACGTCCATGAGGTAGCCCAGCGCAATAAAGGGGGCGGACAGGCACAGCGTCACGGCTGTAAGTCTCTTGGCAAGGTGCGCCCGATATATACCCATGACAAGAACGTACATCGCCCAAAACGCCCACAAGAACGCGAGCGTATAAACGGCAACAGTCAGGCCTTTCATTGTGGCCACACCAGCTCTGGCAACGCTGCGAACACTTCTTCCAGCGTTGGCATGGGACGGGTTCCCGCTTCAACTTCGGCCAGCAATGCGTAAGCAGCGGCCCAAGTGCTGTCGCGTGCTTCAACTGCATACTGCCCCTCGGCTTTGAATTTCGGAATCAAGCTAGTCGCGTAGGTCGCAGCGCTCAGGATTCCGTCATAATTCCGAGTCCGTGCGAAGTCGTCGAGACGCTTTTGCACACCCGCCGTGTATTGGGCGATGATTTGCTCAGGAGTTGGTTTGACCAAGGAGTGAGCCTCGTCCTCGGTAATTTCAACGCATCCGGCAGGAAGAAGGTCTTCGAAGCCTGCCTCTACAGCATGGACTTGGTTATTTGTGTCCTTGAAGTATTTCATTTATAACCTCACGAAAGAAGCATTGCGGACTGAAGTCCGGTGTGATTGACAACATACGACGCACCGGGAGGAACAATGGCTGTAATCATGACATTAGAAGACCCCGCCACGTAACCGCCGACAGCAACGCCTCCAATATTCAGGGAGGAAATCAGTTGGCCTCCAGTCGCGTTAAGTACAAGCAGCGCAGGCTTTCCTGTGGTGTTATAGTACGTCACACCACTTGTGATTGTGGTATTGGAATATGCAGCAGAGTATCCGATGGAGTTATTCCCGACGGCCTGTACCCATGCGGAACCGTCATAGACGAGCGTTAAAGATGCGCCAGTATTCAGCACGACACTCGTCCCGGAAGACTTGCCCTGGGCGTAGATTGTCTGTGCGCCGTTGCGTTGGATCGTACAATTTCCAGCCCCGACCGCATAAACTGTGATTGCATCGCCCGCAGTAGGCGCGGCAGGAAGCGTGAGCGTACCAGCAGAAGCTCCGGAATAGTAAAGGGGGCGCCCGACATGGGACGCGTCAAGAGTTGCAGTGGCTCCAATGCCAAGCGGGGATTGAGCTTTGATTGCAGGGGTGCGACTTACCAGTCCCGCTGGAGTCACTGCACGAGTTGTATCGGTTCCAGCAAGAGCTTCCGCGACTGTGGCAAGCTCAACAATCCCCTTGACCGTTTCACTTGCGTCAGGTTGAGTTGCCAACGCCTTGACAATAGCGCCAGTCACGCTCTTGTCCGTTGTCCCTTGGCGAAGCAAGAACAGATCAGCATCAGCGACAGCACTTGCTGAAACCAAGTCCGACAAAGTTACCTTCGTGGCGCCCAGCTTGGAGGTAATGGTGGATTCATTTCCAGCGAGGGACAGGATTGCAGCTTGCTGATCCAGCAGCTGGCGAACCAGTGCTTCTTCTGTTGCGGTGAGTGCCATAGTTACATTTCTCCAAATTGACGCGACGTAGCAAGCATGACCACATTGGCTGACCCGCCAGTGACAGGCTGATTACCGCCTACGGTTGCTGCGCCAAGGGTAAGGGTCGCACTGTTGATCACTTTCAGCGTATGCACGACGTCTGCTGCTCCCTTGTACCCGATAGCGACGAGGTACTTGTTAGGATCGCTGCGATCAAAAGCTTCGAGGCGAATGACGCTGTTCGGTACGGTGAAGAGGCCTACACCAGCGGAATCGCTGACGCGATCGCGGTTGATAAGGCGGAACACTTTCTGGAAGAGCCAGTTGAGCCATTGAGCGGGAAGCGGTTGCCCACGGGCACCAGCAGTCTCCGGGATAAACCCATTCAGCAGCACGGCATCAGGGGGCTGACCCACGTTCTGCTGGCCGTCGGGATAGCCGACATATACCTCAGCAAACTCAATCATTGAAAGACCCCTGTGAGATTGTTATGACCTAAAGTGTTCAAACTATTTGGATTATACACAGCCAGCGTCGGCCCGCCAACGTCTAGGTATCCAATTCCGACATCAAGCTCTGCAGGAACGCACCCGCCCAAAGTTGCTGCACCAAGCGCAAGGCCACCTTGGCTCACTTGGATGTCGCTACCGTTCGCGGTCAAGTAGTCCGCACCCTCATTGACAAACAACTCGCCTGGAATGGGTTCCCTTGCAAAACGGAAGGGCTTGTCAGCGAAGGACACAGCAACGGGGACCACACTGATCGCCGCTGGTGCCAAGTCCTGCATGGCAGGCTGGATCTTATAATCAACGAAGAAGCCGTTCGTGAAAAGCAGTGCGGTGGCGGGGTACGCCTCAAGGTACTGACAATCGGTTGGATCGGTCCAGAACTTTAAGCCCCGAATCAGATCAGTGGGCGTCCCCTTAGAGGTATTGACGAACACGCGGAACTGGATTGCTACGCGATACGCATCGTCATTCCGACCCTGCCGCGCCTCACCAACGATAGCGCCGCATCCGTCAAGCTGGGCACCGATCGCAGTATCAATCCAGCGTTCAGCAATAACCGCGTCAGCATCGGTTTCCAATGTGGTCAACGGGCCTACAATCGCAGCCATCATCGCCTGCAACTTAGGGGAGTTCTGGAACTGCCCTGTCAGGCGTGCTACTGCGATGGCAGCGTAGTCAAGCATTTCAGACTCCTACCACAGTGATTCGGGATACGTCAAACACAGCAAGCTCGGCGCGTGCGACAGGCACGTTCGTCGTGCTATATGTGGGCGGGTCGGTAATGAGCGCAGTGAGTGCGGCTTCAACCGTGATGGAACCGATGCCGCTGGTTGCGCTGTAGATCGGTCCGTAGAAACGCTGAGTGATAATGTCCTCACCGATGCCAATGGTGTCACCGTATGCAAGCACAGCGTCTTTGATTGCTTGAACGACTTCGCTGGTCAGCACCTCTTCGGTATTAAGCGAATTCACACTGACGCGGATCCATGCGTACTTGTTCGAGGGGCGAGAGAACTTGCAAATCTGCACATCACCATTCTCGTCCAGAACTTGGATGCTGGTGTTGCCGTAGGTTTCAATTCCAGCAGGCTTGACTTCAAACAGTTTGTCAGCGACCGCTTGATTGGCACCGCCGGAGATCACTGCTTCAAACGAATGCGAGGGCAAGTTGAAAGCGTCAATCACATTGGTTCGGTTTTCGTAGATCGCTGCATACGTGACCGAATCAACTTCCGCAAGCAAGCGGGAGCGGATGGCTTGGGCGGTTGCTGCACCAGTAACGCGAACGCTGTTGGAATGGCGCTCACGGAGCTCTTCGTCCGTTTCAACGAAGCGGCCAGTGGCACCGGCAACAAGGTTATTGACCGCGTCCCATCCTAGAATGGAGCTGTCCATGCGGGTGAGTGCTTCGGCAGGGAGCGCATACGCACCGAGGTCAAGCCCTGTGAATACAACCGGAGTTCCGAGCGAGGTGATGGTGAGCTTGCTATCCACCGTCAAGGTGAAGTCGCTGTACTGATCCGCAGCACGCAAGCGCAGCACACCAGCCGAAGCAGTGGCAAGGAAGACCAGCGGGTCAAACAGTGCAGCAAGCCCGGCAGCAATTTCGTCCGCCGTTGCAGAACCATCGGCGGTATAGACCACACTGGTTCCGCCTGCGATCACCTGATAGTTGGCGCCGTTGGTAACGACGTTCGGTTCAATGAGTACGTCGCCAGAACTTGAGCGGCTGATAACCGTGTCGGCGGTGACAACGTACTGCCGATTATCCAGCGAGCGTGCAAGGGCACCAGCGGGCAGCAGCGTGCCTTCAGTACCGTAGCACATAGCGACAACAGTTGTCGGCGTAGCAGCGAGGCGCTCCAGCCCCACAAACGACACCGCACCGTCCAGCGAAGTGGATTCCGCGGTCGCAGGGTACATGCTGTCATAAGTGTTCTGCAGAGCTTCGTAAGCGTCGTCGAGTGCTGCGGAAAAGATACCAATGATCTGACCGACCACAGCATCCGCGTCGGTATTGACCGGGCCCAGCGCATCGGTGAAACGCTGGTCGTAATCCGTCTTGATCTCGTTAAGACGCGGACGCTCGAATCCTTGTTCTGTCAGGCTCATGCAGTTACCTCAACAATTCCATAAGGCGTATCCGCCGTGAAATCCACTGACAGCTTTCGCGTTGAATTGCTGAAGCTGTACTCGAACGAAATGATCTGGCGCACACCTTCCACTTCCAGAATGCTTTTCCGCAGTGCAGCAAGAGCTCCAGAGAGCGTCAATTGCTTGCCCAGGATCTGCTGGAGGTACGGTGTTCCGAACTCTGTGTCCAGGAACCATTCACCGCGCCACAGCTTGAGCTTGATGAGTAGCTGCTGGCGCACTTGTTCAGCCTTATCCACCAGCTTCAGATCAAGTGTGCTGGTGTCAAGATCGTGGGATGTGGTAAGCGCAATATCAAGCATGTCGAGGATGATACCATTCAAATGTCAAGTCCATCAAGCTACGGACGTCAAGCATTGGGAACCGCAGTATTTCCACCGCCCGTCTGCACACCGCCGTGAGTGTGCGTGCCGTCAATTTTCTTTCCCAGGCTGGTGATGCTTCCTGCTGTGTGGTTGATGTCGCCACTGATCTGCGTTCCGCTACCGCCACCCGTCCCCGTCATGCCGTCTTGGTAGGTTAGCAGACCGTTCGTTGTCAGCGTGCCCGTGTTGTGCGTGCTTGGCGTGTTGATTGTTGTTCCTCCCGGCGCATTGATATCCAGTGCGCCCGCTGCTGTAAGGCGAATGTAAGCGGGCCCGAAGAACATGGTCATGTCCTCGTTGTTCCCGCTATCGCCTGCACCAGCATTGCCAAGGTCGCACATGACCGCATAAGCATCTTGGAGGTCAAACATACGACGATCATCGCTGCCGTCAATAGCTTGTTGCGAGAACACGAGCAAGCACTTGTCGCCGGGCTTCACTGGTCCCTTGACCCCTGCTGTGCCACCAGCGAACGAAGGCCAGCACACACGCACATTCGGAATGATTGGATAGTCCAGCACGTCACCGTCAGCGAATCGCTTCTTTCCTGTTGGAACCACACGGGCAAGCCCGTTCTCGTAGGAAACGATGACGCCCGGGAGCGCAGTATTCACGTCCAGGAGTTGGGACTTAACAAGGCCCAACAGAGCCTCGACAGGGTTGTTTGATGTCTCAGCCATTATTTCACATACCTCAAAGTGAGCTCGGTGTGCCACTCGTTGCCGTGCGTGTCGCCTGTGTGCGTCAGTTCCTCAACGCGGAAAAACTCGCCATCCACGCCTTTCGATCTCACTTGCACATACCCGCCAGGCTCGACAAGCGGTTGCAGTAGGGTCTTGACCTTGTACCCGAGCACGCGGAGCATCTGCTGCACCTCGCCGTCCTTGTCGCGCTCAGTAGTCTTACGCACACCGGGCTGATCGGCGGTGATACCTTCCTTAGCAGCAGCCTTCTCAGTCATGGTCTTGGACTCTTGCATAGGTGAGCCAAGCAGACCAGTATCAGCTGACAGCAGATATGCCTTCTGCTTAAAGACCCCGCCCTTCTTAATGATTTGGATTTCGCGGTTCTGAATAGACCATTCCAAGCCGCTGTGATCGCACGCTTTGTCCATCGCATCGCGCACGCGCCCAACGAACGCGAAGCCGGCGGGGTATTGCTTACGAGCAATGTCAGCGGGCATGGGGCGCACAGGCAGGCCGAACTTCTTGCTGATGGCGGTGACGACCTGCTGTGTGGTTGCGCCCTTGGCAAACGACAGCGACACCTTGGCGTCACGGAACTCCATGAACCCGTCTTCCATCTCCAGCTCAGTGATCCAATCAGGGCCCTCACGCACAGTGAGCGTCCGTGTCACGTTGCCGCTGAAAATGGTCTTTGCACCGATGTCCTCCGTGTAACCCGCCTTCAGGATCATCACGTTACCAACGACCTCAATCAGGGCTCGCGTTTCGGGGGACGTGTTCCACACCTTCACGGTGCATTTATTCGGGGACTTTGTTGCACCCTTCTGGATGGAGAACGCAATGCGGAGACCAGTCAGCTCACGACCCTTGCCGCCTTCCTTACCAATCACCAGCGAGCATTCACGGTTGAAGAGCATGACTTATTGATCCCAAAGGGTTGAACCAGTATCCCAGGACGTGAGCCCGCTGTCGAAGATCGTTCCGACCAATGCTTCCGCAACTTGCTCGCGTACAGGTTGAGCAGTGACCACAGCATCAGCCTCGTAATAGTACAGCCCACAATTCACCGCGAGGTCGCTATATCCTGGACGTGCTGCGCTTCCCTTTTCCTGCACAAAGTACAGGTCTCCAAAAGGCAAGCGGGTATCCTTGAAGCGCCCGATCAGGGGATAGTTCTTCACCATCTTGATATTCGTCAGGATGGGTTGCTCGTCAGCAGTGAGCACCGAGAGCGAGAAGTAACCGAAACGCTCGTTCCACAGCACGCGCAGGATGTAAGGGTTTCCGTCAAGCTCTACGCTGACAAGCTGGTCGGTCGTTTCGAGTTGCAGCGGGATCTTTTGAATGAGTGACATTATTTCAAAATCCTCGACAATGTGCTGGACGGCTTGGTGACGGTCTCAGGTTGCTTCTTCCCGCCGTCCTTCTGGGGCTCGGTCTTCTTACCCGTAGCAGCGTCCGCCTTCTTGTCCTTCTTGGGGTTGATCCCGTCAGGTACATCTACCATCTGCGTCGCCACCTTGCGGATGTTGATGAACTCGGCGCTGAACTCAATCGCTTCGCCCACACCAGCCGTCCGCGGAATAGTCACATTCGTAAGCACCATCTCGTCATAGATCTTGTGCTTCGTATAGACCGTCATTGGTTCTTTGAGCTTGATCAGTTCATACAGCAGGTCGAAGACGTCTTGGCTGCGACTGATCTGCGTAAGCGACTGGCTCGCGGTCAGCGGTGTGTCAGTCACGAACCCTTTGATCTTTAGCTTGTCGGACTGGTCAATAACGTGGTCGGTGACAGGTGCGCCCACCTCAACGGGGTTGCTGGTTGCTTCTGCAGACCATTCATGGTTCTCGTCCAGGGCAGCGTCCAGCTCGATATTGCCGTACTGATTGCCGAATGCAGTCTGGAACCATTGTCCGCCGAAGTAGAGTCCTATCATGTGCTGTCCTTATGGCGCATAGACCGCGAGGTCACGTGCCAGCTTGTCGTCGTTTGCTTTGCTGAATGATTGCTGTGCTGCGTTCTGGAGGAACTTGGATTGCTCCGCAGTTGTTCCAGGGGGCACAGTGACATTCACTTGCGTACTGTTGTTGATGTTCGGGCGTCCTGCTCCCATAGCCGCTGGCGCCATCTGCGCCGGTGTAACGGTACTGGCAGGGGTTGCGCCAGCGGCTGTGCCGCCCGCTGTGCCCGACCCTGCCCCTACAAAGTTCTTGGCGCCTTCCCATGCGCTGCTCACCATGCCCTTAACCGCGTTCCAAGCGTCGGTCACAGCATTGACGATCGGCGCAAAGATTGCGTCGTAGATCCAGATCCCCCATTGCCCGACAACCTGCCAGAGCAATCCGCCAATGCCTTTCAACCCTTCGGCAAAGAGATTGATGTCAAGTGTGAAGGCACCAACGATCACGGCTGCAACGGCTGCGATGAGCTCACCGAACCAGCGGAACACCGCCATCACCGCTTCAACGGAGCCCATGACCACATCCCGCCATTCTTCCCAAGGCCCAATCAGCTGCCCGATAAGGGAATCCCCGCCCTGGATCCAGACGTACAAGTCCTCCAGAAGCAAGGTGACAAGGGTAATGATCGCAGCGATCTTAATGAACGGCAGTGCAGCAGTCCAGGCAACGGTGCGGAACGCCATTAGAATGCTGATTGCCTTTGCACCGAATGCAACACCGATCGCGATGCCAACGAAGCGGAGCATGTTGTTCCATCCGCCGAATGCTTCCACCAGCTTATAGACGCCTGCTTCAATCTTGTCGAATGCAGCCAGGATGCCGTTTGCGATTGTGGTCACAAAGTTAGAATCCCGATTCATCTTGTCGATCATGCGGGCAAAGCGGTTGCCGACGACCGTCATTGCGCGGCCCACAGTCATGGGCATCTGCTTGAACTTGTCGCCGAAGTAATCCGACATCTGGCGGGTGGCGTCGATCACAGCTTTCGCGGTGAGCTTACCATCCGACGCCATCTTCTTGAGCTGCTCGCGAGGGATCTTCATCGTCTCAGCCAGCTTGTCAAGGTACTGCGGCGCAGCTTCCGCCATTGAGCGGAACTCATCGCCTTGCAGCACACCTGACGCCAGGGCCTGTGAGAACTGCGTCATTACTGCGGACGCTTCCTGTGCGCTTGCACCGCCAACGACAAGGGCTTGCGAGATAGTGTCGGTGATGCCCAGGAGGTCTTCTTGGGTCTTGATATAGTCTTTGGCAGCGTTTCCGACTTTGGTGTAGAGCGAAGCATAGGCGTCAATCTTCACACCGGATGCACTTGCGCGAGCAGCAACTTCGTCGAACGCATCACCCGCGTCACCAACTGTCTGCGGAAGCTGACCGATACGAGTGCGGATGTTCTGCATCTCGTCGCCGATGTTGATAATGGCCTTGACCGTTGCGAAGCTGGCCACAGCGGTGGCGATGTTCCGGAAAGCAGCGGCAGCACGCTCGGCGCTGTCCTTTACCCGCTCAACACCCTTCTCAGCGTTGTTCAGCTGAGACTGGTTGAGCGAGAAGCCTAGTCGGGTAATCAGTTCGCGGACAATCAATTCGTCACCTCTGTGCTTTTGCTGCTTCGTATTGGGCAGCTTCGATGTCGGATTGCATATCCAGGAGCGCGTTTAACGCCTGCAAGTCCTCCGCCGTAGCCACACCATCTTTCACTTCCCTCAGCGTCACCTTTCCTGCAAGGATCGGGCGCCATATCCATAAGTCTGCGGCCAGCTCTTCGTCTAATTGGCCTGGGACGCTGCCGTGGTCTTTTTCCCGTCGGTCAGAGCGCCAAAGCGTTCGACCAGTGACGCGAAAAAAGGGCCGAACTGATACCTCGCGACTTCAAAGATCAACTCGTACAAGTCGAACAGGTTTTCGGTCGTGAAGCACTGGTCGATATCGGTGCCGCTCTTAACGAACTTCTTCGTCTCGGTGCAATACACGCGGGACTCAGCAAACAAGGGGAGCACGATATTGTCCATGATGGACTCGTCCAGGTTCGCTGCGATGACTTGTGCAGCTTCCTTGACGTCAATGTCGCCCAGGCCTTTACCAGCCCCCATCAGCGAGCCCATAACAGGCACCGCAATCTTCTGGAGGCGCATGAGCAGCTTGTTGGCTGCGAACGCATTCATTCGCACGCAAGTGAATTCCCGCGTGCCTACGATAAAGGTTTCTTGTTGCATGATAATCCCTCGAGTGTGGTCAATGAGTCAAGTATAACAAAACGGGGCCTTGTGGGCCCCGTTTCATTCCCTCAACTTAGTTGCCACCACCGTGGAAGATCTTGAGGTCAGCTGCGCTGAAGATCCACACACGCTCGGAGACTTCCTTGCCGAACGTGGCTTCCGGAACAGTCTTGATCCAGCACTGTGTCGCAGCGGCAAGCGAGCGACCGGAACCGTCCAGGATACCGATCGGGATAACGATCAGTCCGTCGTTGGTGAGGTCATCGACCGACAGCAGTGCAGACAGCAGGTCATTGACCGGGCTGGTCTGCAAGAGCTTGAACTCGAACTCGCCCATCTTGTTGGCGTTGCGAGCGCGAGCCACACCACCATCCGCACCGACGCGGGTGAAGTACATATCTTCCGCACGACGAGCGATGATGGCGTCACCATCGCTGAAGCCCGAAAGAATGACCCCGCCTACGGTGCAGATCACCTGTGCGGGATCGTAGGAACCTGTCAAAGTAGCACTCATTCATCTTCTCCTTAGAGTTCGTATGCCAGGGCACCAGTGATTTCCACAACGTGGATCGCACCAGCAAGGCGAGCGGTAAAGCCCAGCGAAAGGATCCGGGACGCCTTGATGCTGGGCGCCAGTTCCACGGAACGCGGGTAAGTGATAACGAAGCCCGGAACCGTGTTACCGTTGGCGTCCAGTTCGTCCGGTGCAATACCACCAACATTCACGCCTTCCTGCAACGACTTCCGCAGGTTATTGACGCAGAGCTGGATGCCCGAATCAGTGTAAGGCACCTTATCGCGGTTGATCATCATCTGGGTCATATTGACCTGGATGACGTCCTTGAGCCAGTCGCGGAAGCGAATCACGTCAATCCATTCGCCAGCGGACACCTTGCCAGGGTTCGTCAGCGCCACTTGGGACTGGTAGAACTCGAACGTGTTGCCGCCCTTATTGACCACAGTTTGCTTCTGGGTCGCAGTCAGCGGGGACGGGGTCACGCTTGCAAGACCCTTCAGCGCCCAAGTCTCAGCGCCAGGCTGGATGGTGAAGACGCGAGCGGCCCAGGCTGCATCCGGATATTCCGTTGCCGCATTGGTGTGGAACAGAGCTGCCGTGCGATAGTAACGGGTGTTCTTCAGCACGCTCAGGAGGTCGGTTGTCACACCGGCGTTGAGGACATCTGCTTCGTCCGTTGCGGTAATGAACAAGCGATTGTTCGCTTCCGTCCATTCTGCTGCGTCAAGCTGCGTCTGCTTCACACGCTCAACCATCACCAAGCCATACCACGACTGATCTTCATCAGCAATGGCGTTGAGGTCGTCTGCAACTGCTGAAGCAGCGCCAAGCGGGCTGATCGTGCCCCATTGCAGGTTCGACAGCAGGTTGATGGAATCGACGTTGCTTCCAATCCATGCCACTTCCAGCGTGTCGCCAGCGACGGTCGCGGTAATGATCTCGTCGGTGTCTGCAAGCACAGCAGCAGCGAGGCCAGCAACCACTTCAGCAGCGGTAGGCGTACCGTCAGCCGTGTAGCTGTACGTCTGCGAACCGACGGTGAAAGAGTAGGTGCCCAGCGCGATCAGATCCGCGACTTGGATCACGCCCTTCAGCACCGAGCGTCGGCCAACTTTGATCTGGCGGGGACGCGGGATCTGACCGAATGCGTCCGACAGTGCGGTCAGCACGTTCGGGGGCAGGTCGTCTTCAGCCGCTGCGTTGTAACTGGTATAGACCCGCACACGTTCGGGGAACGTCATCAGCGGGGCGACAATCATCGGAGTTCCGAAGTTGCCTCGCGCAACACCAGTCGTCTGGAGCGCGATTTGTACTAGAACAATATCGTCAAGGGTTGCCATCGAAAACTCCTTATATCAAATCAAGCCCACTATAACACAACCGTGATGACTTCCGCCAGATCAGGATTCGTCTCATCAAACCCTGGAGTCTGATTGGTAACGTATCCTGCATCCATTTCCACGGTGTCAATCCAGCCAACACGGTCCAGAAGTTCCGTGCCAAACCGAACAAACAGATCCACACTGGCGCGGGGTTCCAGTTGCGAATTATCTAGCTTGTATGGGACGTTGAGCACATCGCCAACATCGTACAGCGCAATCTTTTCAACCTGCCATGCTTCGCTGACAGTCGTGCGGGACAAGTTGTCGCGCAGGTCGGCGCAAGAAACGTCCGAGTCAGGCCCGAAGCGTTGCACCTGTACCGTGATCTCACGCACACCGCTGACCGTCTGGTCGCCGTTGGCATCTACCCCTTGACTGTAGGCGTCTTCGCCCACTGCTCGCTGTGCAGCAAGGCGGATCGTCCAATACGGCAGCGGGGGACGTGGCGCGTTCTGGTCAGCAAAGACCAGCGTCTCGGCACCAATGAGCGCCTTGACCAGCGTGTAGAGGGTAGCTTTGACAGTCATTTCTTAACCGGCAACTTCTTGGCCCAGGCTGCGCCTTCTTTGCGGCCGACGCTGATATTGATCGCCTGCATCTGGGCGGTAGCTTTCTCTTTCGCAGCGGGGCCAATATGGCACTTGCCACCCTCTGCTTTGAAACCCTTCACACCGTTCAAGGTGCATTCAACGACTTTTGCAGGCATGGTTAAACTCCTGAAGGAATAACGATTCGGACGTACCAGCCATTCACGCGAACTGTGCAAGCTGCATCCGAACGGAGCTTGATCTCGGTCGGATAGTTCTTCACGTCGTTTGAACCAACGTACATTCCGTTGAAGGCGTTGATTTTGTAAGTTCCAGCAGTCTTGAACAGTGCAGACGTCATGAGCGGGAACTCGAATGCTAACGGTGCGCCAATCGCAACGAACGCAGACAGATCAACGACCTGATTGTTCGCCGTTGTGGTTATCTGCAAGTCGAAGCGACCGTCCATTGTGGTATTGAGCGGCAACTCATCAAACTTGAATTGATTAGTCACTGTATCCCACACGCGAGTCACCGCTCCGGGCAACTGGTCTTCCTTGGTGTAGGGGCCCAACTTGTCGTTCGTCAGCTTCGTCCAAGTGTTTGCCAAGACGTTAATTGGCGTCACGCCAGTGGCTGCGTCGTTGTAATCCACGAACCCATGATTGTTCTGCAGCTCTTCGATCTCAGCCTTGGCCGCAGCGAAGTTAGCACGGACACCAGCGGTCGTCGCGTTACCGAACGGGGGAACTGATACATCAATATCGCTTGCCATTTAGGGCCTCTTCAATGCGCCGGACAGCCAGTCAGCGGTCGTTGTGAATTTGAACACCTTTGCGCCAATGTACTTGAAGTGATTGATCACCCCTGACTGGTTCGTAAAGATGCTGACGAGTTCGTAACCATAGCCCTCATGGACAACGATGTCGGGCTGCACACCCTCGCCGTCCGCGGTCACTTTCAAGCGGTCGCTGGTGTAGAGCTTTATGAAGTCCGACAGGTGACGCCCTTCGGGAAGAGCGTGCAGATCTTGTCCCATGACCACAGCTTGCGCCGACGCCATTGTGGTCAATGCAGTGCGCGAGCCAGCGGCCCACACGCCATTCGTGTAAGCGCCCACCGCTTCGCGCAGGACGTCTTTCTGTTTGCGGAAGCTGCTCATGGACGGCGCCCCCGAATGCTGATCTGCACAGCGTTCGCCATTGCACCAGTATCAACCAGCGTCTTCGTAGAACCTTTCTTGGCAGCAATCGTGCTCGGTGCCAAGCGGGGAAGGAAGTTCCGCCCCGTGATTGTGTTCTGGATGCGCCCAGCGTGCTTCTGCCCGATCACGGTCAGTGCCTGGTTTGCAGTGCGCTTCCCTTCGACCATTGCGCCCGCTTGGCGCTTAAAGTCGGCATCAATTTCCGCCACGTTCTCGTCGAACGATGTCGCCATGAACGGACGGGATGGAACGTCGTCGGTTCCGAATTCATTGTAGGTGGCATATTCAGCGATGCTTTCACCTTCGTTCTGGGAACCCTCAAGAATACCGACCGCAACTTCCATCCCCTTGGCTTTCTCAAGCTCACGGACGATGTTGTTCCAGCCCCGGTCGATATCCTTGACGGCCGCCATTACGAACTGCCTCGAGTCATAATTGCTGAACCAAAGCACGCCGCGGTGACGTCAAGGTACTGCTGACCGTAGCTGGTCTGGCCCAGATAGGTGTCGCCACCCTTGAGCCCGCCATAGCTACGTTGCAGATCCCCTTCTTTCTCGCTGGTAACGGGCCCCAGGGCCGCGGCGCCACCTTGGCCCGAGCGTGTGCTAAGAGACAGCATGTGCGCCGCGTACAGCGCCAATGCCATAGCAGCACGCTCGGCATCCAAACAACCCACATTCACGAGGTTTCCAGCAACTGACAGCCATTGATTCACCGTTGCGTCAGCGACGCTGGCAAACTCTGGCGCCAGGAGCCGGAAATACTCGAGCGCGGTCATTACTCAGCAGCCGGAGCAGGTGCAGCAGGAGCCACAGGGGCAGCGGGTGCGCCCGGCTTCGGTGCAGCGGGTTTCGCAGCCGGAGCAGGTGCAGCAGCTTTCACTTCGACGAGCTCATCCTTGTTGATGGCGCTCTC